ATAAATAAACAATACTATATTAATATGAACGTTAACGATGTGATTACAAAGTTGAAAGTTATGTTAGGAGCTCAGGAAGCTGTTGTAGAGGTTAAAATGGCCGAAGCAACATTAGTAGATGGAACACAAGTTTACACTGAAGGTGAATTAGAAGTAGGAGCAATCTTATTTGTAAGAGCTGGAGAGGGAGCTGATGAAGATCCATTTGCACCTGCGGGAATGCATGAAACAACTGACGGACAAGTTATTACTGTAGGAGAAAACGGAGAAATCTCTGATATTCAAGCTGAAGACGCTGAACCTGTACAGGAAGAAGAAGTTGAAGTAGAATTAGAAGAGGAAGAGAAAGTAGAAGAGAAAGAAGCATTTGATGCTGAAGGTCTTATCGCTGCTATCGCTGAAATGATCCAACCTCAAGCAGAAGTAATTGAAGAATTAAAGAAAGAATTATCAGTATTAACTGAAAGATTCGAAGTTGTTGCTAACCAACCTGCAGCACCTAAAGTGACTACAAACACTTTCAAAGAAATCATGGAAGACAAAAACGCTAAAATGGCGGCTAAGTTAGACATGTTAAGAAAACTAAAGAACAAATAAACCAAACAAAAACAAAAAACTAAATATTATGGCATTTGGATTTAACGTAGCAGCATTGCCTGCTTACACAGATCAATTATCAAACGAGATAATTGCAAAGTCGGTTTTAACTACTGACTTATTACAATACCTAGACTTAAGAACTGGATACGCATCTGGATCTGTAGCTATTAACTTAGTAGACGCTGACTTACCAGTATCTGCTTTATCATGTGGATTTACTCCAGACGGTGAAATTACTTACACACAAGTAAATGTAACTATCGAGTCTTTACAGTCAAAAACTGAAGTTTGTCCAGAAGACTTACGTTCAGTATACCAATCGGCATTTATGTCAGCTGGAACTGGAAACGATTCTATCCCATTCGAGGAAATCCTTTCAAACCAGTACGCTGAGAAATTAACTAAATACAATGAAGGTTTCTTAATCAACGGATTCGGAGCAACTCCAGGAATCAAAGCTCAAATTACAGGAGCTAACGGTGCTAACGTACCTGCAGGAGCTGCAGCTTGGACAGTAGCAAACGCTGTTGATCAAGCATTAGATATCTATGACGCAATTGATGAGTCAGTAAAAGACAGAGACGATTTAATCATGGCAATGTCTCCAGCTAACTACAGAACTTTAACTAGAGCTTTAGTAGCACAGAACTTATACCACTTTGATTCAGTATCTGGTAACGATATTTTAGTATTACCAGGAACTAACATTACTTGTGTTAAGTCTTCAGGATTAGTATCGAGCGATTACGTATTCGCTGGACCTGGAAAAATGATCTTAGCAGCAACAGGATTACAAGATGAATTAGATAACTTCGTATGGTTTTACGACCAAGGAGCTGATATCATGAAATTCAGAGCAGCATGGAGATTAGGAGTAGGAGTTGGACAAGTTAACTTGTTTGCTACTAACGACCTAGCATAAATTAAACCTTTAATCTAGGATCATTAAGTTGGTCCTAGATTATTTAACCAAAAAACAACTTATACAATTATGGCATGTAGTAACATAAATGCTGGAGTACTTAACGGTTGTAGTTCAAATTCGGGAGGTTTAGAAGCTATTTTTATAGCAAACGGTCCAGTAGAATCATTCACAGAAGCAGCAGGTTTAGTATCTGCAATTACTGTAGGAGGATCAGCTTTAGTACCAGCAGACTTTTTTAAATTTGAAACACCTAGAACTAGTTCAAGTATTTCAGAAACAGCAACAGGAGACGTAGCACAGGGAACTGTGACATATGCTCAAACAGCGATCATGGTTTTAAATCAATTGCAAGCATCAACAAGAGATCAATTAAAATTGATGTTTCAAGCAACTAATATGGTTGTAGTAGCAAAAGATAACAATGGTAAATACTGGTCAATAGGTCTTGAAAGAGGAGCTTATGGTCAGACAGCAACTTCTACTTCAGGAGTCGCATATCAAGATAGATCAGGATACGAGATTACAATTGAAGGAATAGAAGCTAATCCAATGTTCGAAATCGATGGATCGATAGTAGAAGCATAGTATTAACTTTCTCTAGAAACTAAGAACCCTATCTTTAATTAGATAGGGTTTCTTTGTGTTTACTGGTCTCTCTATACCGCTTCAGGCTTGGAAACTTACAAGTTATATTGTAGTAGTGAGATTTTGTTTCAAAAATAGAGATATATATTTAAAATACAATTAACAAAGTTTCTATATTTAATAGTATAAACACAATCTAAACACATGACTATAACTGTAAACCAAACTATTGAGATTGTTTCTATTAATAATACATCAGTACCTGCAACTTTTGACTTTGTCTTAACTAGTGGTTACTCTAGAGAACCTCAAGTACTTGTAGGAACACTACTAGAACAAAATGATAGATACAGTGAGATTGAAATTACATTCCCTGTAGACTTTAAGGATCAACATAAGAATGGAGTTTATTATTACTCAATAGAAGCTGATGGAGTATCATATGAAAAAGGATATGTTAAAATAGTAACTTCACCAGGAGGAACTAACGGATCAATTCCTTTTATCGCAAACCCAGAAACAGAAAATAGAGAGTCTAAAGTATTCTATAGACCAAATTACTAAAATATGAAGAAGAAATTACCAAATCAAAACGAAGGAATGTATTCAGTAATCGGAGCTCAATTTGCAGCACCAGCTTTACCTGTTATTAAGGAGATACGTAATAAAGATTACATGTATTATGGTGAAGATAATCTATATCCTCAAAAACTAATTGAAATGTACGATTCATCTGCAATTCATCATACTGCAATCCAAGCTATTAAAGATGGTATCTTTGGAAAAGGTATTGATATGATAGGAGACGAGTACATAAACACACAAGGAGAGACTATCGATGATATCTTTGAAAAGATTACATTAGATTATACCCTATACCAAGGATACGCCTTAAACGTTATCTGGAATAAAGAAGGAACAGCAATCTCAGAAATGTATCACTTACCATTTGCAAAAGTAAGAAGTGGTAAAGAGAATGAAGAAGATGAAGTTGAAGAGTATTACTACTCATCAGATTGGTCTAACTTAAGAAAATACAAAGAAATACCTTATAGATCGTTTGATCCTACTGATAATAAAGGAGATAATGCATCACAGATCTTTTATTACTTTAATTATACCCCAGGAAATAGCGTATATCCTCTACCTACTTATGTAGCTGCGACAAATGATATCGTACTTGATTCTAAAGTAGCTCGTTTCCACGTTAATAATATCTCAAATGGTCTAGCACCATCACTCTTCATCTCTATGAGAAACGGAATTCCTACACCTGAGGGGAGACGGGAAGTTTACAAGGAGATAGAGGATACGTTTTCTGGAGAAGAGAATGCTGGTAGATTCTTTTTATCATTTGGAGATGCAGATACAACTCCAGAAGTTACTCCAATCGCAGCAACTAATGATGAATACTATATCACATTAGAAGAAAGGATTACTAGTAGAATATTAACTGCTCACAGGATAACGTCAGGAGCACTTGTAGGAATTAAAGATTCAACTGGTTTTAGTTCCAATGCAGATGAAATTAAAGTTGCTTACGCACACTTTGAAGGAACTGTTGTAGAACCTAAAAGAAAGAAAATAACTACATCATTTGGTTACATTTTAAAATTATCAGGATATAACATCAACATTCAAGTTATACCAAATAGAATAATTGAAGATTTAGCCGCTGGAAACCCAGACGATTTAGCAGACACAAACATAGAAATTAACGAATAATGGCAGCAAATACAGTTTTACTCGTAAGCGAACAAAGAATGAAAGACTGGACAAGTCTGGATAATAATATTAGGATTGATGTACTAACTCCTTCAATATTAAACGCACAAGAGATATACATACAAGACACGTTAGGAACCCCTTTCTTTAACAGACTTAAAGAAGGTGTTAGATTAAATGATTTAACAACGGATGAATCAGACTTCTTAAGAGACTACGTAGGACCCGCATTAATGCAGTATGCTTTATATCTTATCATGCCTAACTTAAAATATAAGTTTGTTGAAAAAGGAATTGTATCAGGAGCATCAGAAGAAACTACAGGAACTACATTAGAAGAATTAAAGTACTTAAGAGAAACCGCTTTAGATACTGCACAATTTTACGATGAGAGAATGAAAGAATTCTTAAAAGATTATCCTAATATGTTTCCTATTTATAGAACATGGAATACTATTGGAATGGCACCTAATAAACAAAACACTTACTTTAGTGGATTACAAACTAATATACCGAGAAGAAATGACTTATGGATCTACAAGGATTGTGGGACAGACTGTGACCCAGACTGCTCAACATGCCAATAAAAAGACTGATTTAAATATTAGTAAACTAAAAACATACTTTGCAAAGAATGAAAGCAAGACTAGACAAATTTTTAAATAACTTTATATCAAAAAAACTTTCAGTATTTGTAGTAGCATGTTTTGGGTTGTTCTCAGGGACTTTAAACTCAGGAGATTGGGTTACTATAGCAGCAGTGTATATAGGGACTCAGGGAGTGATAGATGCTGTGTCTAAATTAAGATCTAACAAATAACAAAACAATTATATTTATAATATATGGATATTACAAATTCAATAAGATTATATGCCGAATGTATTAGTGGTGGTGCTATTACAGAACCAACAGGAGGTTCATGGATAAGCGCAATCGCGATATGGCAAGGTAGTACTGAACCACTAAACGGGTCTTGGTTACAAAGACACTGTAATAATTTAGGAATAACAGAACCATTAAATAGTTCATTCTTAATAGCATTAGCTAATTACTATGGAGAAACAGAACCAATCAATGGAACATGGGCAAACGCAATCTTAATAGGATGTGGAGCAGTACCTACCGATTTAATCTGGAACTTAACAACTACTGAATGGCAATTAGAAACATCTGATTGGGGAACCGGAACAGCACCTACAACTCCTACGTTTGATCAAGACGGTGGATCTGTAAGTACTGCAACACCAACCTTTACTGGAACAAGTCAAGCACTTTGTTTTATAAACTTAACAATTGATAATGAAGAATACGTATCTCAAGCAGATGGAGCAGGAGTATGGAGTATCGATGTTACCAATCCACTACCAGGAGTAGCATCACCAGGAACAGCATATTCAGTAGATATTATATGTAAAGATAGTGCAACTGGATTAGAAAGTACACCGTTTGTAGGATCTATAAATGTTATTTCAACTGCAGTAAATGTTCAAATTGTTATGAATACTAGTTGGAGTTTAGCATGGGTATACTCTTGGATTGTAATTCAAAAACTAGTTTCAACCGGACCAGAGGTATGGCAATCAATAGAGTATAATGGAAATCCAACCTTTGGTGGAGGATCTTTTTATAAATCAGATACAGGACCTTATGGTGCAACACCTGGAATATATGGAATAAACTTCTATAATAACGACGATAGTGGTACTACAGTAGATGTAGAAAGAGAGATTAGTTTAGAATTAGGAGTTCAATATCGAGTTTTAGGAGTTGGAATAAGTGATAACCCAACATACGGACAATATACTAGTTATTCAATAGAGAAAAACGGAACTAACGTATTACCAGAATATTTCCCAACTGCTAATGAATATAGTATTGCAGGAATAGAACAACAAAACTTTATCGTAACTTAAAATAAATTAATCATATGAGCACGTTAACAAACGAACAAATTAACTTAACCTATCCCGGTCTTATTAAGACTACGGATAACTTAGCCTTAAGTGTAGGAACTGAAAAGGCATTAACAGATGGAATTGGTAATAACTTACCACTAACAGCATCACAAACAGGAATTAGCTTTAATGGTGGAGTAGATTTTACCGGAGCAACTGTAACAGGTTTAGTATCTGGAGGTCTAGTATCAGGATCTGGTACAGACTCAATGCAGTCAGCAGATTTCTTAACATCGAACGCACCGGATGCATCAGGAACTAATAGTATCTGTTTAGGAAATGGTGGAATTGCAGATGGATCCGAAGCAATCTATATTGGTTCTGGTGGTCAAGCCGGCCAAGATTGTATCGCAATCGGTCAAGGAGCGGTATCGGTATCAGGACCCGCACAAGCAATTGGACGTTCAGCGAGAGCGATTGGTAATGTAGCATCAGCGTATGGAAACGCTGCAACTGTTGAAGCAAATCAATCTATCGGAATGTCTGGAGAAAACGTTAGTATTACATCAGCAGCAACTCGATCAGTAGGAATTGGCCGACAAGTAACTATCAATTCTTCAAACTGTGTAGCAATTGGAAATTATACTAGAATCCTATCAGGAGCTGCAAGTTCAATTGCAATGGCTGCATCACAAGTAGGAATTGGAGCAGTTAGTGCACCTAATGCTATTAACTTTGCAGCGGGAACACACAACAGTAATATTCCATCAGGAGCAGACAGAGCAATCGGAATCGGTTCAGCTAGTTCAACAATAGATAAAGTAACTGCAGCAGATGGAATTGCAATCGGAACCTTATCTACATCAACAGCAATAGGAGCAGTTTCCCTAGGTCGTGAAATAGTAGCTAATATAGTAGACACTGTATCAGTTAGAGAATTAGAAACACAAACAGTAGGTGGAGGAATTACAATGTATTCACCTGATGGAACTGCATATAAACTAACAGTCGCTAATGGCGGAACACTAGTTATAACATAAATTAAACCAAATATATAATTAAATACAAATACAAATTATGGCATTAGAATTCACAACACCAATTATTACCGTTCAAGGTTTTTCAGTAGATAACGCATACGGTAGAGTATCTGTAGTAGATAATCCTACAGGAACTCAATTACAATCAGCAGTAGAGCTTTACGTAAGCGAAGCACTTTACTTAGGTGGAGCACTTCCATTGCATACTCAAGGTCTAGATCTTATTTCACTTGCACCTTATAACAGAGATGCAGATGGAGTAGACATCTTAGACTTAGGACACGACAACTTGATCCAACAATTAGCTGGTCAAGGAGTAGTAGCGGTAAAATTATTATCGTAAGCTGAAACAAAAATAAAACTAGATATATAATACCTGATTAACATAAGGTACGCCAACCGAAAGTTTTTCATTTTATTTTTTTTATTATTATTATTTTGAGACCCGGGTTAACGCTCGGGTCTTTTTTTGTCTTTATTTTCCAAAATGGGAAATACTCCCATGAAACTTTAATA